TCCCATAAATGAACCACACGTCAGGCCGCCAAAACATCCGTTGTGCCGATGCTATATGACTCCAGTTACGCTTTCATTTAGAGATTTGGGCCTTGATATAGACGATCTCAGAAACGACCTTAAACCCTACACTGAACGCGACGAAAACCGGGCCATCCTGGAAGCCGGGCGGATAACCGGATCCTTCAATGATTTTCTCAAACACAGGGATGAACAGTATCAGCGGAATTTTCTTGGTGAAAACCGGTTTAGGCTGTGGAAATCCGGTGAAATCACAGTAGATGACCTGGCGGACAAAGACGGAAACCTGCGTCTGCTCAAGAAAGATTCCGACGGGAAGTATGTCGGGTTGATGTAATAATTTCATTTCACTTTCACGCCAAATCTGATACTATAAGAAACAAGCCCGGAAAGATCGTGGGGATCTTAGCCGGGCTTTGGCCACACAATTTAATGAAAGGGATTAAACCGCATGGTTAATTCAATTACTACCACAGTTTCCACCAAGGTTCAACTTGTAAAGATCATCCAGGCCGACTTCAACGGCGAAACAATAAACGCCGTTAACGCCAGAGACTTACATGAGTTTTTGGAGGTAAGGTCAGAATTTCGCAATTGGATCAAAAACAGAATCCACCAATATTCTTTTATTCAAGGCTCTGATTTTATTGCCGGTAATTTTTTACCGGGGTCGGATCAAATAGATTACCATTTGACTATCGATATGGCTAAAGAATTGTCCATGGTTGAACGCAATGAAAAAGGCAAACAAGCCAGGAAATATTTTATCCAATGTGAAAGGGCAATCAAAACTGGAATGATGCCGTCTGCCAACATGCCAACCGCAGCAATAGAATTGAAAGCATGCGTAGAGCTTGCCCAA